GCGAAAGATCGACGAGATCAGGCCTTATGAGCGCAATCCGCGCCGGAATGATCATGCGGTCGCGGGCGTGGCCGAGTCGATTAAGCGGTTCGGATTCCGTCAGCCGATTGTCGTCGACGCCGAGGGTGTGATTGTCTGCGGTCATACCAGATACAAGGCCGCCAAGGCGCTGGGCTTGGCGACTGTGCCTTGCGTCCTCGCTGGCGATCTGTCGGCCAAGGAGCTGAGGGCCTATCGCATCCTCGACAATAAGCTCAACGAACTGGCCGTCTGGGATTTCGATCTGCTCGGCGTCGAGCTTGGCGAGCTTGACTATGACTTCGACTCGTTCAACGTCGAGTTCCCGTCGTTTGACGTCTTGGAGCCGCTTGGAGCGGATGAGGACGAGGGGCCGAAGGATCGGCCTGAGCGTGAGACGGTCGCGGGCGACGGCGAGGCGATCAGGGAGGGCGCGTCGAGCGTCTATCCTGACGGGCTGCCTGGGCCGTTTCCTTGGATCGGCTCCAAGGCTCGGCAAAAAAACAATATTTACACGCTGATCAAAGGCGTGAAGCGTCGCGGATTTGTGGAGCTGTTTGGAGGCTCGGGCGTGATTATGCTCGGGAAACCGGCTGAGCCGGATGAGATCTACAATGACACGAACAGACTCCTCACGTCGTTTTTCCGAACTTTGAGAGACAAAAACAAGGCAGAGGATCTGAAGCGACTGTGCGATCTGTCGCCTCAGGCCCGCGATCTGCACAGCGAGCTTCGTGAGCTCGCCAAGGCGTTCCTCAGCGGCGACTCTGCCAAGATTAAAGAGATCAAGGCCGCGGCGAATCTGACGTCCGTCTCTGACGACGTCGCCGCCGCTTACGCGATCTTCTACGCTCAGGCGTTCGCGAATGGCGGATCTTATCTTGGCGCGTTTGGGTTCGGCTATGGGCGCGAGCTGGTCGAGACATATCGAAACAAGGTCGATCTGCTCGGCGCTTACTGCCAGCGGTTCGCCAAGGTCGTCGTCGAGAATCTCGACTGGAAAAAGGCGCTCAAAAAATACGACCGAGAGGGCGTCCTGATATATGCCGATCCTCCCTATGAGTGTGAGACGGCTGACGCTTATGAGACCGGATGGAGCTCGGCTGAGACGGCCGCGCTGGTCGAGGCGTTGAGCAAGGCCAAGGGGAAGATCGTTCTCTCTTGTTATGACGGCCCGGCCTATTATCGACTCAGAGACGCCGGCTTCCGGGTCAAACATTTTCACGCGCTGACGACGGTCGGCGCCGAGCATCAGGCCCGCGTCGAATCGGTTTATTATCGATTCGGGCCTGAGGATATAGCAGACGGCGAGGATTCTGAGGAGATTGTGACGGAATCGGCGCCTGAGCGGCCGAAGAGCCGCCGAGAAAAAACCTGAGAGAGGGGCCTGAGACGTGGCAAAAAAGCAAGACAAGACAAGAGGATCGGCGCGAGAGCTGGCCGAGCTTGGTCTGTCTAACGTTGACACGACGAAAAGCAAGGCGCCCGCATATCGACGGAACCGACGCAAGCGCGAGGCGATCGAGCTTCTCAACAGGAACCTCGGCAACGTCTCAGCCTGCTGTCAGCAGATCGGCATCTCTCGTGCGACTTTTTACGAGTGGCGCCAGAAGGATCCCGATTTCGACGAGGCCGTGAAAGAAGTCAACGAGCGGGCGCTCGATTTCGTCGAGGGTCAGCTGTTCCAAGGGATACGCGCTGGGAACGCCAAGCTAATCATCTTCTACCTCGTTAATCGGGGCAAGAGTCGAGGCTATTCGCGACGGCCTGAGGACGTGCCTGACGGTCAGCAGCTCGACGCGGCCGCTCAGTCGGTCGAGATAGCGCGTCAGCATTTAGAGGCTCTGGGAGTCGCGCCGAAGGGGCTTCCGATCGAGGAGCTCGCCCGGCTCGTCGCCGCCAAGCTGGGAGGGTTCGATTGAGCTCGGTCTCCTATCAAGAGATCAAAGAGCGGGCGCGAGAGGTCTCGGCGCTCAGGTCGCTGGTCGGCCGCGAGATATCGCCGCTTCCGCCCGTCGAGGAACCGGCCCGCCGCGCCGGTTGCGCCAAGAGCCTCCGCTCGTTTCTCTTGACGTATTATCCCAAAAAATTCAAGAAGCCATTCGGCAAAAACCACGAACGCCTCATCTTAGAGATCGAGCGCGTCGTTCGCGACGGTGGAAAGCAAGCGGTCGCGATGCCCAGAGGGTCAGGAAAGACGACCATCTGCGTGGGTTCAGTCGTCTGGGCTCTTGTGAACGGCTGGCGCCGGTTCGTGGTAGTGGTCGCCGCGAATACTAAAGAGGCCCGGAAGCTGCTGAAGGCAATATCCGCGAGCCTCGCCGAATCGCGCCTGTTGGCGGCCGACTATCCTGAGATCTGCTATCCGCTCAGCAAGCTGAGAGGATCCGCGCTGCTTGCCCGCGGGCAGTTGTTCTACGGTCAGCCGACGAACGTCGTCATCGGGGCGGATTCGCTGAGATTGCCGACGATCAGAGGCTCCAAGGCGTCAGGGGCGACGATCGCGGCCTATGGCGTCAGGTCGGCGATCCGCGGCCTGACGGCCGAGAACCCGGACGGCTCCACAGACCGGCCCGATCTGCTCTTTTTAGACGATTTGCAGACTGACGGCGTCGCGATCAATCCGGCCCGCGTCGCGGCCTTAGAGGAGACGGTCTCAGGGACGCTGGAAGGGCTTGTCGAGAACGGGGCCGAGCTGGCACAGATCCAGACCTGCACAGTCAGAGCGCCTGACGATTACAGCGACAGAACGCTGAATCGTGAGCTTTATCCGCGATGGAACGGTCTTCGGTTCGCGTCGCTTGAAAAGATGCCGACGCGCCTCGACTTGTGGCGTGAGTATCGCTCGATCTGGTTTGACGATCCGGGCCGAGCTACTGCCTTTTATCGCGAGCATTTAGAGGAGATGAGAGAGGGCGCCGTCGTCTCTTGGCCTGAGGCTTACACCGGGACGAAGCTGGTCGATTCGCTCGAGTACTATATGGGCCGCTGGTGCGACTCTGAGCGGGCCTTCTGGGCCGAGCAGCAGAACCAGCCGATGGAGGCCGCGTCTGGGTCGGTCAAGCTGACGGCCAAGGAGATCGGAACCAAGCTGAGCGGATATCCTCAGGGCGTGATACCGCTCGACGCCGTCAAGCTGACGGCCGCCGTCGACGTTCATGGCGACGTCCTGTTCTATTCGGTCGTCGCGTGGTCGCCTGATTTCACCGGGCGCGTCGTCGATTATGGCGTATATCCTGAGCAGAAACGGCGATATTTTGCTAAAAGCGACGGAGGGCTGGAAACGCTGAAAAGGCGTTATCCCGATTCGACGGCTGACGGGCGCGTCGCCCGCGGGCTCGATTGGCTGTTCCGCGATCTGCTCGGTCGCGAGTACAAGACAGAGACGGATCCAAACGATGGCGGGCGCGTGGCTTATATCGACCGAATCCTCGTCGACGTCGGCTGGAAGCCTGAGGTGGTCGAGAACGCGATCAGATCTGTCGATCCTCGCGTGATCATACCGACGAGAGGCGTCGCCGTGGTCGCCAAGAAGTCGCCGATGCGATTGTGGCCGAAGCGGCCCGGGCGGAATTTCGGCTGGCATTTAATCGACGAGCAGACGGCGCGAGGCTCGCTCAGGTCGTTTCTCGTCGACGTGAACTACTGGAAGACGCGAGTTCACGAAGCGCTCGCGCTTTATCCTGGGGAATCGGGGAGTCTCAGCCTGTACGGATCGAGCCGCGCCGAGCATCGGATGTTCGCCGAGCATCTGGCAGCAGAGACGGCCAAGCTGGTCGAGTTCGGGTCGAACCGCGTGACAGAGTGGAGCCCGAATATTAACAGACCGGATAATCACTTTTTTGACACGGTCACCTATAATTTCGCCGCCGCGTCGAGCCTCGGCTTGTTGACGAGCGACGATCCAAGGAGGAAGGATGTCTGACACAGAGAAGTCGGCGAGAATCGCGTCGGTCATGACGCGAATCGTCAATCTTCGGGCCGCTTTAGAGGATCCGTCCTTGTTGACTGAGATCTCGATCGACGGGATCGCCGAGCGTCTCGACAGAGCTCAGGCCCGCGCCGAGCTGCGAGAGCTTGAAGCGGAATACGATCGTCTAACTGGCAGAACGTCGCGTATTTATGGAATCGATCTACAATGAAAAAAAATAAGACATCGCTCCTCAGCCGCGCCCGCCGCGCTTTGTTGACTGGGATCGACGCGGCCCGAATCGCTTTTTCCTATCAGGCCGTCGAATCGTCGCCGACTCGTCGGCCGTTGACGAGCTCCTCGCGATCAGAGGACGGCGAGCTGCCAGCGTGGAAGAGACAGATTCTGATCTCTGAGGCCCGCGAGCAGCTGAGGAACTTCTCGATCGCTGGGTTCGCGCTTAGAAAGCATTTGCAGTTCGTCAGTTATTATCGATTTTTTGCCGATACGCCGAACCGAGAGTTTAACCGAGCGCTTGAGCGCCGCGTCGCCGACTGGAAACGCCGCGAGAATTGCGACGCGGCCGGTCGGTCTGATTTTGACGAGCTCATAACCATCATCGAATCGCATCGAGCGACAGACGGCGACGTGGGGATTCTCAGGCTCAGCAACGGCCGCGTTCAGATCGTCGAGGCCGACCGGATTAAGAACCCGGCCGATTTTGGCGAAAGTATGTCGAGCGACTGGGTGCAGGGAGTACACGTCAATCGGATCGGGGCGCCGCTTGAATTCCAGATTTGGAGCAGACAGCCGAACGGCCTGATGGCGCCTGAGCGCCGAGTGTCGGCGCGTTGGTTTGATCTCCTGGCATACCGAACGCGACGCGATCAGATCAGGGGCGTCTCGCTGTTTGCGCCCGCCGTCAGGGCGCTGTCCTATCTGAGCGACAGTCTTGACTTCGCGCTCAGTAAGCAGAAGCTCGAGCAGATGCTCGGCCTCGTGACGACGCTCGACGACGGGGGGAACCTTGCCGGGGTTAAACAGACGGATCCGAACGAGATCGACCGACAGCTGAAAGAGGCGTTTGGTCATGACTTGCTGCACATCGCGCTCAAAGCGGGCGAGGACGCCAGATTCATGGAGTCAAACAATCCCAGCGCGAATTTTCAGTCGTTCTGTGAGCTCGTCATCCGGCTGATTTTCAGCGCGTTTGATCTGCCTTACAGCTTTTTTGACGGCAGCAAGACTAATTTTTACGGCAGCAAGGGTGAGTTCGAGCAATATTTAGACACCGTAGAAAAAAAGCAGCAGCCGACGCGGGCGATGCTCGACTCGTGGCTGTTTGACTGGTTGCTCCCGAATTGGCTGACTGATCCTTCCGATCCGCTGTTCGACGCTTGGCCAAGCGGATGGAGACTCAGCGATCTGAGGGGCTCGGTCGGTTGGCGTGGGTCTGGGCTTCCGCTGTGGAGGCTCTTTGAATACGTGAAAGAGACTCAGGCGGCGATTAATGCCGGGCTGGTCGATCCTTACGCGCTCGCCGACTCGTTTGGCGAGAGCCTGACGAGGAACATCGAGAAGATCGGCGAGGCCCGCCGACTCGGCGAGGAATTTGGGGTCTGGCTGCCGTTTGGCAGAGAACAGGCGATTAATACCGGATTATAGGAGACGGCCGTGGAAACGTTTGACTTTGAGGCGGTTGTGTTTACCGCCGAG